TACCGCCCGCAAAAGTATTAGACCCAGACGGTGACCCGCCCGCATAAGCGCCCGTTCCCGCGCCACCGCCACCCGACCCGCCCGTAGACCCAACAGCCGCCGAACCGCCTTTTCCACCACCCAAACTAGTAGAAGTCCCAAAAGAACTAGTGCCACCGTTTGCGGGTGATGCGCCACCTGCGCCTGCTGCGCCGATTGTTACTGTTTGAGTAGTTGTAACATTTAGACCACCAAATCCGCCTGTATTTATTTCGCCGCCGCCACCAGCGCCACCCATATTCGTACCGCCACCCGCGCCCGCACCAACAACAAGCACATCCATTAACCCGCCCGTAGTAACCGTCAAACTACCTGACGAAGTAAAAACATGATACTTATATGTCGTGGCAGAAGTACCGCTAAAAAAAATGGCAGCAGAAGTGCTTGTGAAGTACAAGGTGCCACCCCCCCATTGAGCAAGAGCCAAAGAACCCGAAGTCGTAACAGTCGCAGTACCAGCCGTAACCGTACAAGTACCAGCACCGATATTTTGTAGAAACAAAGTGTCACCCGCAGCAAACAAACTTGTGTCGACTGTGATCGTGGTCGCGCTCGCAGAGTTCATGACTCGACGCGTGCCTTTGTCCGAAGCGATTAAAACATAACTAGCGGTAGAAGTATTAACCGTCTGGTTATAGTCGTTGCCTTGCAACGCGTTCATTTGCGCTGCAGTTAAAACTTGTGCCGCTGTAAAAGTTTGTATTGCCATAAGTACCTTTCAGATTATCCTAAAACATTCTGTGCATCAAGGATGCCAAACACGGCATCATCAAGTATTAGTTCATAGACGATCACGGTTGGGCTAGTGAATAGCGCAATGCTATGACCGTTAGAAACGCTGATCGTATGTTCGATACCTTCAATGGCGAGTTCCTGGGCCAATTCGCTTGTGGTTGCACCAGTCGTAAAAGTGTGTTCAATCGTGATTGTCTGGCCGATGTCAATGACCGCAACCTGATCGCGCTGGGCATTGTCCAACGATGCGAACGCTGTTTCAACCGACGTATATCTGGCGGTTGGCTCAGGTTCTAGCAGATAGTTGGCGAGAGTTAGCGCGGCTGTGTCATCCACTAAAAGGCTGTCGGTGATTGATTGTGTTTGAATAAAATATAGTGACTGGCTTGCCGCATCATCGGCGACTTGTGGACTGGTACTGCCTCGAATGGTGACGCTCGCCCGATTGCAAACCTGGTCAGCTTGGAACGAAATACCGACACCCGAATAAGGCACGTTTGTTCCGTCATCGTGAAAGTCTGCAACCGAACTTGAAAGCGTGTTGCCTAGTCGTGGCTGGAATGTCAGATCGCCGTCCCGCGACATAAACAACCTGCCCTGCTCGGCCTGGTTAATTGCCGCCAAATATGCTTGCACCGATGTTCCGTTCTCAACGGTGAACGCTGCCGATCCGCCCAGCGTTTGTGTGCCTGTGCTGATGTCGCGTTGTCCGATAGGGAATGCAACCTCTGGCAGATCAAGCACCGCTGAAACTCGGGCGCTGCTCAATTCTTCGCTGACGTTAAACTCTGCCATATATGTTTGTGACAACAAATAGAAATCGTCCGCACAATAAACGGTCACGGTATCTAAACCGCCTAGCGCAAAGTTGTAATCAAAATTTACGATAAAACCTTTGAACAAATATTCTTTAACATTGTTTGTGTCATAGCGCGCAAACCTTACTTTTCTCATCGGTGCTAAACCTGGCTGTTCAGTTGTCGCATCCCAATACGGCGATTCCTCATTGAACGGATTGAACACACCTGTCGTGTCAAGCATTACAAACGACATTGTGCCTGCGCTGAACTGATCGCCAATATCTTTGCGTCCGCGTTTAATCATCACGTTATTGCAGCCGTCCATTACGCCCGCAAAATTGGTAGTTCCGTCAAGCACGAACTGTGTATTGTTTAGAACTCCCGCTGTTGCTGAATCGAGTGTGAACGCATCCTGTAGAAACCCTGTGTCAATTTCTAGTTCGTAGTTACCAGATTGAACTACTAACGCGCCAGCCATTACGCGACCTGAATCTGTGCTGGCCCTGCTGATCGGTTATAGGCTCGAATGGCGTTGACTACTGCCTGACCAATTTCGGCGCTGGTTGCTAGTCCGCCTGTGACGTTGACTGTGACACCGCCACCCATGTTGCCCATTTTATTCAACGGGACTACAGCCTCTGGGCCGCGTTCGCCAATCATTGCGAGCGTTGGGCGTTTAACAATTCCGCCTTCGGCAAGATAAGGGATGTTCGGCACGCTTAAACCTTTGCCACCAAATGACGGAACCCATGACGGAAACGTGAACGACAATTTACCGATTGAGTTATTCCACAATTTTGCTATGGCATTGAATATGCCTTTATAGATATTTAATACGCCTGTGAAATAGCTGGTCAAAAAATCTAGGCTAGTTGTAACACCCAATTTAATTGCGTTAAATACTGTGTCGACTACATCGCGGACAACCTCAAATTTCTTGTACAGCAATACCAGCGCGGCAACGAACGCAACTATTCCGATGATAACTAACGCGATCGGGTTTGCACTCATAACAAAATTGAACAATACTTGCGCCGCTGTGGCGATTTGTGTGGCGATAGTCCAGGCTTTGATTGCGACATTGGCGACAACAATTGCTGCGGCGAATGCGCCAACCACACCGACGATGATTAAGAATAGTTTTGTGTTTTCTTGCGCCCAAATAGATATCGGTTGTAATATGTCCAAAAACTTTTTTAATACTGGTAGCAATGCCGCACCGATTGATTCTTTGGTTTCATCCATTGCAATTGATAAGCCTTTCATCTGGCCTTCAAATGATTCTGCTGCGACTGTTGCAGCGCCACCAAACGACACCGACAACGCGCTAGTAATGTCGTCAAGACTTGACGACGAATCAATAACACCGCGTAACGACGGATCAAGTTTCATTAACGCCGTTGTTTGACCGTTTGCCGCTTTACCTAACGCCAAAGTAACTGTTTCTAAATCCATGCCCGTAGCGGCTGCAATGTCAAGCGCCGTGTTCATTAAACCCTGTGCCACCTCAACCGATCCAGTTGATCGCACCAGGTTCGCCATTGCAGGTCTTAAATCGTCATCCGCAACCGAGAACGCCCTAGACATCCCCGAAATAAAAACCTCATTACTTTTGATTACATCATCAGTAGCCATGGCGCTAGTGCGTAACTGTTGCGCCAATAAATCTTGAGCTTTCTGATCCTCAACCGCTGCTTTAGTTGCTAAACCTAAACCAGCTGTGATCCCGCCGAGTACCGCGACAGCTGGCAGAAACGCTTTCTTTAATGCAAAGCCCGCCTTGGCGCCTGCGCCCTCGAGTGACTGAAATTCTTTCGTGGCTTTAGCGAGTCCAGCTCCGTCGTATTCTGCAATTATCGGGATTCGAATTGCCATAGTTAAACCAGTTTTCGTCCGACGGCAGTCATCACCGTTTCCACTAATTTAACCATATTTTTCTGCACAGCATCAGCATTCGCGTTGTATGCAGGCCACATAACGCGGGACGGCATCCCGAACATCATCGTTAATGCCGAAATGAAACGATCTGATTGCGCTGACGTGCCACCCTTTTTGCCTGCCATGTCAATAATTGCTGCGGCTGGATCTTTTTGAATGATAACAATTGTGCCAATATTTTTTTTGCCTGTGTCAATTTTGACGCCTACACCTTTGCGGGCTTTGCTTTGATCGTAGGGAAATTTTTGTTTGCCTTTTTGAACCCAGTTGTATTTCATACCAGAAAGAATTTTTTGCGGATACTTTGATTGGGCATCCGACACAACAGGCTTTGCAACTTCTTTGGCGTCTTTCGTGATCTGTTTGCGTAAAGCTGGGTCAAGTTTGTTTAACTCTTTTAATGCTTCCTTGACACCGTAAACCTCGACTGTTGCGCTGACTGGCATTATCGTCCTTTGTTCTGTTTTTTCATGACACTTATAACAGTAACTAGATCCCGATAATCAAATGTAACTTGCGGCGGCCACCACCCTACTGACACCAGCAATTCTGCTAGTTGCCTTCGGTAAGTTCCCCGCCCGTAAGGTTTGGGTTTGTGTCGTCCTTAACTGGGGTTACGTCGAGTCCAGGGTTTTCTTTGAGCCAGTCCTTGTAGTCGTCTGGCATTTTTTCGCCGCGCAACTTCAATATTGTGTAAGCCCAAAATGACCAGTCGACTACGCCCATTGCGCGTCCGTCTGTCAGTTTCCGATTAAACTTTTCTTCCCATTCGGCAATTGCGTAAAGGGTTGTATAAATTTGGAATGCTGGCGTGCCGTTATCCAAATCAATTTCTAATTTAACTTTTGCCATGATGTGTCCTTCTCGGTAAAGACCGTTTGATAATTAAACTAACTCTGAATAATTCCCACCAGTAAATTCTAGGCTTATTGACTGAAGCTCTCCAAGGCTCATTGAAAGGACAGGTAACTCGCCCAGATAAGTATCAACTAGCTGGAATCCTGGGTTTGTCGCTCCTTGTGCGCCTGCTGCTGGCTGATAAACAATTGTGACTGCTGTGCCGACAAGATCTTTCAATGTTGCATAAGTGGCCGACGCAGTATAATCCATGAACAAATCGATTGTTGCCGTGTGATTGCCTAAACCTGCCGTGTTCACTCTGGCAGTATTGTCATAAGTCGTTTTGTCAAGAGTTTCATAAACCACGTTTACGCTGCCAGCTGTAGTCCATTCGCTTAGATCGACTGAATCAATTGTGAAGGTTGGGTTGTTTTGGTATGTGATTGCCATGTTGAGTCCTTTTGTCTTTTATAGTTTTAGCATATTTTGTGGGTTGGTTTGTGGATATGACTTTATGGGCTAGTTTTCGTTGTGATTTTGACGGTCAATTCGTATGCAGGGTAAACGCCGTTTCCGTACTCAATAGCTGTTGGGCGGCCAGATGTGACCGCGACGCCTTTGCCTAACACTTTGCTAGCCAAGTTCAGCAATGATCGTTGTGCATCTAGGTTCGCTGGGCCGAGCGTAATTATTTGAACAGGGAATGTTAGATCGGCAACTTTGTCATTGAACGCTTCAAAACTGCATGGCGAAATTACTGCACACGGCGGAGCGATGTTTCGCGGATCCGTGACAACCACCAAGTTCAGCACTTCGGCAAGAAAGTCCGCTAGATCGTCTAACGCGGTATTAAATAGATCGGTGTATGCGGCGGGCATTATGCAACCACAGCGCGATTGATTCCCAATAATTGTTTGACCATTGCTGATAGTCCGTTTGTTGTGCCGACACCCATTCCGTCAAATGCTGCGAAATCTGAGCCAGCTGATCCGCGTTGACGGTACAGCGCGCCACCATACATTATCGTTCCCAATTTGACGTCCGAGCTTGGGACTACGGTTGGTAAATCGAAATAGTTGTTTTCAGATCTGCGCCTAAATACGAACGCATTTGCGGCATCAGCGCACACGATTAGGAAAGCTTCATCAGCTGCCGTTGCGACGGCTATGCCCAACCAATCTTGGATGTCGGCATCGTCAATCCAGGTGCAAACATTCGAGTATTCAATTGTTCCAGCGTTTGTTGCTACGCGGGCAACATCGTCACCAGTACAGATGTATAGCACCTGGTTACTGATCGGGATGTTGTAATTGTAAGTAGGGAAACCTTCATCGTTTATACCCGTGTATAAATATTGGGGTACTGCATGAATTTCAAATGTGCCGTCAAAATCGCCGCCAACTGTGGCAACAATGATTTCAGCACCAACAGCAAATTCGTTATTTTCTAGCGTTTGTAAAACGGCGTAATCATCAATTAGCTGTTTGCTTTGGACGTTATAAGTTGTCATAGGCGGCTGCCCGCCCTTCGGTTAGAACGTAGCCTTGATGAATTTGGATCCATCAATCATCAAGGTTGCAAAATACCCTCGGAATGCAAGAGTCCTAGAAAGCGTTGAAGGTACGTCAATACTGATTGCGCCTTTTTGCTGTTCAAATATTTCAAAGCCAGATGCGTCACCACAGATAATTGTGTCGGTAGCAAAGTTGCGGTCAACCACAACTTGTAACCCGAACGCTACGCCGTTGACTTGCCCTGGGGCAAGATTACCAAATGCGTTCATTGGGCCGATCTGCGGAAATAAAGGTCTTTCCGACGTATCACTCAATCCGAGGAGATATCCCCACATGTTTGGACTGAGAAAAAGGTGAGTCGGTAAGTTGCCGTTAGAACTTGACAAAATATCTTGCGCTGCTGCCGAAATGAAATCCAACCATTGAGTTGGGTTTGTTGCATCGTTTCCGAATGCTTCGGTAGCTGTTGCACCAGCAACCAAATCATCGGCTGCTTGGTTGTCGGTTGCGTTGGCGTAAATTCTTGCCATGTCATCCAAAACTAAACCGATTACCTCGGGGGTACTCCAGTCGATTGATTGTTCGGACAAAGTGACATATCCGCCGAACGTACCTTTTGTGACCTGCTCATCGGACACGACGAATGTGCCGTCAGAGAGTCCTGCGTTTTCTGCTGATTGCGGATCAATTGTTGTGTTCGTTGTGACCTTTGGTCGAATGAAAACCTTGCCAGATTGTGGCATTGCTTTCACGCCAACAGCATCGACTACAGGCCTGCGCCCTTGGAAGTTGTTATACGTAGGTTGCACAATTGGCAATGGCAAAATGCCTGGAATGTCAGATGTGAGAACGTCTGGCGCTGCGGCGCGGATTGTTTCGCGCATCGCTTGAAATTTGTCGCCACCGACACAGAATGCGGAAATGTATTCGGCAGCTGTTGGCAGTTTTGTTTCTTTGCGAGCTGATGCCCAAAGTTTTTCAACTTTTTCGCTAGCTTCGATTGTCAAATTTTCTTTTGTTTCGGTCATTGGGGTTTCGTCCTTTTCTTGTTCTGGTTCTGATACTACATCCGCTTCAGGTTCTGTTTGTGGGATACTCTCATCGTTGCTGGCCGCTATTTCGGTTATGACACTTGACGCAAATGCTGGCTGACTGACGACCGACAGCTCTTGCCAAGTGGCTTTTTCTACGATCATGACGCCTTCTTCGTTGTAACTGAATTTTTCTACTTGTACGCCAACTGAGACTTCGGAAAGTGTGCCGTCTGCTATCAGGGTCATGGCCTCATCGCCAAGCCTGGTTTGGCTTACTTTGGCGACAAATAGCATTGCGTTTCCAACGTCTTGGCGTTCCACAACTTGGCCAATTATTTGGGATGATTCGTGTTGTAAATACAGTTTCGGGTTCCGTCCGTCTATCGGCAATGAACCTTTTTTGAACATGACCGCAGTCCCGTCTGAAACTATTGCGGGGATGTCATATTCGACGGCGATGCCGCTAAATGATCGGCGCGGTGCGGTTTGGTCTGCGTTCGCGTCAATGGTGATCTGGTGTACTGGGTTAAAACGGATCATGATGCTGATGTTACTCCATTCGAGTAGTTGGGTTCGGTCATTGTTTCTGGTTCTTTCATTATGTCGCCGTCAATGAAATCGTCAATATCAAATTCGATGTAGGTTCCCGCTGGGGTCACTTGGTTCATTGACAATGTTTGGGTAATGCACTCTGCGATTTGTTTACAGCCGAACGTCCAAAGATCTTGACGGGCTTCCACGCTGTTCGTGTAGGCGTAACTT